GCTGTATTCCAGTCCCCACACTACAAGAGTGCTACAGAATAGATTGCTGAAATTACAATCCCTGGAGCGGTTTTATTACGAAAAGTCTGTTTTTGAAGATAGGACGACCAGCCTACCAGTTTTTTATTTAAGTGTTATTCCTTTAACCACTTACCTTCGCATTTAGACAAATGCAAAAAGGACCTGCCAGTTTCCCGACAAGTCCTTAAATTTCTTACAGATTTTATGTAATTCACTTGCTAAGTTAGTACATATTTGGTATAATTAACTTAACAAAAAATCTGTTACTTGTGCGAGAAGTAGCAGTCAACCCGCTAGCATTTATAGTGCTGAGCGGATTTTCTTTTTCTATATGTAATTTTTAATTTTCTCAATTTTAAGGGGCAAAGATACCAGCTTTACCCCACCGAAAATGTATTCGGTACAAATATATTATTATGTTAAAATTATTATACTACTTTTAAATCTTAATTGCAAATGGAAAGCCCCACATTTTTTAAGTGTAGGGCTTTTTTTATGCCTATTTAACTTCCTCTGATTTTTTAAGCTCTGTGCCTAACCCGACCATAATTTCGCCGATAATAGGCTCATACTGTGTGCCAGGTATGGTTTCTTTCATAGCGTCAGCAGCCTTTTTGTAAACTACATCTTCTAAAGTTGTTTCCTTCATCACGGTTTTCAAAAAAACTAAAACAGCTTCATTCATGAAATCTTCATCTCCTTTCGTAAATACTCTTATTATTAATTGAGTTAGCCACATAGGCAATTCCTCACGATCTAAACTATCCGCATAATCTTTGAGTATTCTATTTGCTTTCGCTATATTTTCATCAACTGTAGGCTGCTCTGGTGTCAAATTGCTTAAATCTCTGCTGATAGATAGGCTCATTTCTTTGCTCCTAACTTTTTTACGGCATCACCACCTATTATTACTACCGCTAAAGTAGTAAATGTATTCTCATCAAATACGCCTGTTATTTTGCCTATAAAAACGATTAGCAAAAACACTAAGTCTTGCTGAAAATCATTATCCATAAACAAATCTAACCAATCCTTAATTAACTTCATCTTCTATTATCCCACTCTGCAGGCCTATGCCGTACATCTAAGTGAATAAAAGTATTGTATAGTCCAATACCCCTAAAACCTATTTGCTTTGCTATACGCTTGATTTCTTCAATCTGTAGAGGAATTGTGTGTAAACTAATATCTACCGCTTTACCATATAAGTGCTGACTGTATTCTGCCCCATCAACCTGTTTATTTCTTTCAGGACAACGATAAGCTGAATTGATAATTAAAGGTACTTCTAATCTATCTCTTAACTGCTGCAGCTTATCTAATAATTCTTCATCTATTCTAGTATGCCTGTGATCTGGGTGAGTACATTCAAACTCTGACATCTTAAAATTTTTGCTTATCTGAATATCATTCATAGTTACCTCCTAAATAAATCTAGTCGCTACACCACCTAAAAATAATAAAACATATATGATCCAGCGTATATTATCTTTCCAGGTGCTATTACTTTTTTCTTTTGTTTGATTTTCAACTTCTAACCTGGCTAATCTGGCCTTGTTATTTTCCATTAATCTTCTATCTTCCTGTCTTTTTTCAATCAGACCATTATATTTAACCATATTCTTATTCATTTCGTCCATTTTAATACTAACTTCTTCGAATTTAGACATCATTGTTTCAAACAGCTGCTTATTATCATACCAATCACCGTGTTTTAGTCTGTCTATTTCTTTTTCGTGTTGTTCTATTTTTTCTTTATAAGGGCATTCGTGTTTATCCAATTCTACCACTCCTAATCACTAAGCGGCTCTTTGCCATTATATCTACGAGCCAAATTAATTTTTTGTCTTTCTAGTTTATCTACTGTTTCTTTTTTACCCTGGCTTTGAGCGTACTTAATTTGCCTGTTGATATTAGCGAAGTGCCTAATCAGCTTATTTAGTTGTGATAAATTCCTTTTAGCTTCCATTATTTCTTTTCGTGAGTACCTTAAATCTTCGCCATATCTCCTTGAATTATTATAATTAGCGACCATTTGAGTATATTTTTTCTGATCCTGGTACACTTTTGTTACATCTTCATAATATCCAGACTCTGACACACTTATTAGCCGCTTAACTGCATTAAAAGGTATGATATTACTTAATGCTTCTAAAGTGCCGTCAGCATAAGCAATAGAAGGATTAACTATTGCACTACCTCCTAAGTTAAAGAACTCATATAATCCAAATTCTTTAAGTTTCTGACCGACATTACCTGTTAGCATAGCTTCCTCTGAAATTACATTTCTTCCCCGCCAGGTATCGTAAATATTCTCTCCAGATGTTAACCTTTGAACATCAGCTGCGGCCTGCAATAACGGGTTAAGATTACTTGTATTCCACGGTAATTCAGTCCAGGCTGTACCTGCAACATCTCCCCATTCTCCACGGGCTGCATTATAAACTAATGAAGTTACAGCCTGCCCGATAAAATCCTGTGGCAGTTGTATAGTTATTGCTTTGCCGTTTGCTTTCCATACAGGAACTACTAAATAAGTTTCTTTTTTATATTCGCTGACGCCTTCCATTGTTTCTGCTATCTTTTTAGCAAATTCACTATTTGGGAATAATTCGTCAGCTTCTTCTGCTCCTAACTGCAGTAATTTAGGCAGCAAACTTAATAACGCAACTTTAAATAAGAATGTGCCTGGATTTTGCCTAAAACTTTCAGCTGCAGCAGTCCAACCTGATTTTCTAATTGTTGAGAAAATAAACAGGTTATTAGTGATTGAGTGTAAAGCACCTCTTTGCTTGAAGTCAGGAGTACCGACTCTGGTCCTTACTCTGTGGGCTAAATCGCCTTCTGATAGATTAGTCATATTCTTCAACATTCTATATCCAGCAATCTGGCCTGTCATTTCTGACACCTGACCGAAGTTGTCTAATCCTTCCCAAGCACTACGGACTTTATCAGGTATTAATTTCTGCAATCTGCTGTGTTCTTCCCCACTTTGTTCGTTATAATCAAAGATTTCAGTTAATAGCTGTTGAGTATCATCTTCCATATAACTGTCAGAAGGTCTATACATTCTGTCTATGGTTAACATTCTATTTCTTCTCATATATGAAATATCTTCTGATCTCTTATTGTGCCTTACATTATTCCAGGCTTCTGAAAAAGCCTTCTTGTACTCGTGTGCTAATGCTGGAATATCTTTTATACCAATTTCAGGGTTATTCATAACTGTAGCAAAGAAATCTCGTGGAATGTTAAAAATCATCCAACCTGGGTTGTGAGATACCATTATCGACTTCATACCCTGGACTATTGATAAAATAGTATTTGTAGCTGCATCAGCCTTGTGTGGAGTATATTCGTATAGGTCAGCTATATCTTTTTCAACTAAATATCCGTCTAATTTGCCGTTAACTGTAAAAGTTATTAATCCTTCATCAGCGTCTGTAGAGTCTTTAGGTATTATCTTACCGTATATTTCTTTTGTTGGTGCTTGTCTTATTGACTCTGGGGCTATTTTCTTTAATGCTTTTACTGCAGCCACCTTAGACTCGTTAATACGGATAGAACTGATTATACTCATATCTTTAAGCATTGTGGCAACAAGTGGATTACTTATTTTCCTACCTGTACCATATTGCCGCATAATTATATCGCCAGTACCTTCGCCAAATTCAGTATTAATATAATCTACTACCTCAAAAGTTACATACTCTTTATTATTTTTAACTTTTTCCATAGCCGCTTCTGTAAACATATTAGATTTTTCCATTATAGGTATAATTCTTTCCTGTCTTAATTGATAATATTTTTCTGCAGCGTTAACTATTTTTTGATATTTTTCTTCTCCATATTTATCTAATAAAGCCTGCTGCATTTCTTCTGCTCTAACTGTATTAACAAAAAGTGGGTTAGCATATTTTCTTCTGTCGCCCAAAACTCTTTTATTAAATAAGAAAGAGTTAAAATCTAAGAAGTCTATATCATAATTTGATAATCCTTCTACTATCTGGCCTATATTGTAGAGGTAATCTTCTACCTCGGAGGACATATAAGCTATTTCCTCCATTTTATTTCTTGCTTCCCTGGATAACTTTCCTTTTTCTCCAGTATCGCTGTATTCTCCCCTAAAATATTTGTAGAGGGCTGAATTTTTATCAATAAAACTTTCTATTAGCCAATCAAAACCACTTTTTACTCCCCGTTCTCTACGCTGTATCTTCTTTTTAGTCTGTTCTACACCGTCAACCATACCTTCTTGTAAATTGTCAAAGGTTTTGTTTATCATTTCAGATCTATTTTCCATTAAGTGCCTTACAGTATTATATGATTTTTTTACTGCTGGCTTTTCAGATATACTTTTTTGGATAAACTGACTAAATAATGGTGCTTCCTGCTGCAGCATTTCAGGGTCTAAAAAGAATACGCTCATAGCGTCAGCGTAAAGTTCCTCGGGACTAAAGCGGTATTGTCTGTATTTTTTATTGCTTGTATCAAACGGTTTCCATTTTTGAGATAACCTCTGCAGCTCTTTTTTTAGTCTGGGACCTAACTTTTTACTATCTCTGATAGCGTCTAAGGTTTCGTCTTTTTCTCCTTTGTAAATAAGACTCATATTATCCATTAATTCGCCTTCATCTAACTCACTTCTAGGAATAAAATCTATTAAGTGGCCTAATTCGTGCGACATTGTCTGTGCTGCAAACTCTGGATCAACTTCTAATACTCTGACCTCTACATAGTTTTTAGTAAATTTAGTTTTAAATTCTACTTCGCCAATTTCAGGATCATTTTCTATTCTTGTTCTAATTTCCTGTATTCTTCTGTCATATTGCTTATTTGGTATCTTTTCCTGGTGGATTGTAGGTCCGATAAATATATCAGGATTAAGGCCTATACTGCCGTCTTTAGGCATATAATAACCCAATGTACCTGTATTACTTAACTTTTTGATAATACCAGGATATTTGCCCTCTGATAAAGCTAGAATTATATCTAAGAGTTCAGGCATTTCTATTTTTTTATCGTTAAGAGTAAACTTTGCTCTAGCATACTTATTCTTCTGGCTAAATTCTACAGCGTTTCTGCTCATTTTAACATTCTTGCCGTTAATATTTATATTTTTAGGCTCTTTACCGAATAAAGTTTTGTTAGTTTCTATACTTTTTTTAACATTATTATTTTCGTTGCCTACTTCATATCTTATTATTTTGCCCCAGCGTGGTGATATATTACCTTCTTTTATTAAATCGTTAACCTTAGATTTTATTGTTTCTACTGGAGTTTTATCAAAACTTTCTTTTAAGTTTTTAGCAGCTTCTTTAATTGTTCTGCCGACTGACATTTTAGCACCGCTTTTACCTTCTGTTATAATCCAATAGTTTGGAGGTGTAGTTGTCTTTTTGTTTTTGATTTTACCTACCTGATCTTTAATTCTATATCTAAAAAGGTCCATATCTTCTGTGCCAGGTATAGATATTGGTTTAGCTTTTAAAACCTGCACAAATTCGCCTTCATTATCAAATATATAATAATTATTAGGCTCTGCTAACTGACTTGTATCAATATCAGGCTTACCAGTTTTAAAAGTTTCTCCTTTAAATACCCCTGATTGATCCGTCCCGCCTAAAGCCATAATAATATCAGAAATAACAAGCGGTCCTCTAGGTGTATCTACCTTGCCTTTTTCTCTTTCACTATATATTGGAGGTTTATTTTCAATTTCAATATATCCTCCAGGAGTATTAATTTTAATAGTTTGATTAAAGTTTTTAGACTTTTCGATTAAGTCTTTAATCATATCTTTTCTATCAGTATAACTTCCCAGAATATCCCTTGTTTTGCTTCTTTTAACTATTTTAAGATTATCAAATAATTCATCTGAATTTATATCTCCATTTATATGCTGCCATAACCTGTATTCTAAAGTATCTTGCCTAGTTGGCCTTGATTTATCTTCAATTTCTTCCATTCTTTCCTGTGCTTTTTCTTGTGCAAATTCTTCTACCTGTTCAGATTGATATTCTTCTAATCTTTTTTCTATTTCATCAATAGCTTTATTATATTCTCGACCTATATCATCTACAGACGCTTGCGAATTAGGTAAATCAAATTCATCTTTTGAAATTTCTAATCCAGCTTCCCTAGCTTTATTAAATATTTCTTCAAATTCCGTGGTTTGTTTATCATATAAATCTTGTTTAAATTGCTGATTTTCTGTAGTTTCTACATTATTAAATCTTTCTTTATAAAAGTTATAAGTAGGCTCATTTAACATTTCTACTTCTCTAGCTTTATCTAAAATTTGATTAACTTTATCTTTAGATATATTACCTTCTTCAATATCAATAGTAATTCTATCTAAATCACCTTTAACTAAATCATAGATAGCTGTTATAATTTCTCGATCAGCTATTTCCTGTCCCCATTCAGTTAGTGCAGCACTACCAGTTTTTCTGTTTTCATTTTCTGTTTTTCTTCTTTGTTTATCTTCTGTTTTTATTGCATTACTAATAGCTGTTTCTCTTTTTTTTCTAATAATTTTTTGTCTTTCTTCTATTTCGGCTTCCTGTCTTGCTTTTTCAGCTGACTTTGTAATCATTTTAGGGGTAACAACTTTACCTTGTGGTTTAGAAGTTTTTTTAACATAGTTATATGCTTTGCGGCCAGCTTCTTTAATCTGTTTTTTATCTTTTGGAGTAAGTTCTATTTCATTTTCTTGCTGTTCTCCTACAACTTCACCTTCTTGTTGTCCTTCATCTTCAACAATACCTTCTTGTTGCTGTTGCCCTTCTTGAATAGGTTGTCCTTCAATAGCTGCTCTAGTTTTTCTGGCTTCATTGATAGCGTCGTCTATTCTTTGATAAGTCCAGGTATTGCCGTTCGTATCTATAACATCAAATTTAGCACCATTATGAATTACATAAGATTGTAATTCTTCTGGAATACCAGGAGTATTCTCTTGCGAAGCCATTTCTCTAAAATTATCTATTTGCTCATTGCTCTGTTGTATATATTGGCCTGTTTCTTCTACTGTTGTATCTGACTGTGTATTTAAACCTTCATCAGTTTGGCTTTCCTGCTCTATAGTATTATCCTGTTCTACTGATTGTTCAATTTCAATTATAGAAGGGTCAAATATAGCAGTTTGCCTTCCTCCTAAAATCGGTATATTAAATTTAATACCTTTTATACCATCTTGTTTCATTTTTTCTACAGCTTCTTTTGGTAAAAAATTAATTTGTTCTAAAGCATTGTCCCAATCATAATATTTACTTTTTTCTGCTTCGTTTGGTTTAATCCATTCATTTTCGATAAATTTTTGTATCATTTCTTCTGTAACTTCATTTCTCTGACCTATTTTAGATATTGCTTCATTCAAAGAATTAATAGCGTTATTGTATTTATCGTTATCAACATATTTTTTCCAAATTTCAGCATATTCATTAGGATTATTGATTTCAATTATATTTTGCTTAGGAATTTTAACGATAATTCTTTTATCATAATTAGGCAATCTAGCTCTAGAACCTCTAGTCCATTCATCAGCGTCTAATGGTGCTGTATATAAAGCATTTGATATTATATTGTCCCCATATAATTTTCTTTTGTCATCTTCTGGTAAAATTTCAAATTGAGAATTAATAATAGAATTATAATTATCTGTGTTGGTGTAATGAACTTCCGAATAATATCCAGCACCATTATTTAATTGTTTATTTATAAAATTATCTACATTAAAATTAGTATTATCTACATTATTTGGCTGTTCAATTGGAGTTTGAGCGACATCTTCCTGTTGCTGTGGCTGTGGTGTATAATTTTGTCTAGCTTCTACTAACTGCTTTCTTAAATCTGATAAAACATTTAGCGATTTTTGTCGAACGGTATCTACATCATCTGCAGCTGTAGGCATATCATATTGACTTAAATCTACCTGGCCGCCATACTGATTAATTCTTCCTACTATATCATTAATCATTTTCTGACGGCTGCTAAGTAAATTCTGTGCTGCCTGTGGTTGATTTTCAGCTATTTCTGCCTGCTGCACCTGTTCTCTTGTTGCTGTTTCAAATGGAGTAACAGTTGATAGATCATATCCGTTGTTAGCAAGTACGGTAAACAATTCTTCCATACTTTCAGCAGTCATAGTTCCTTGACGCTGGTTATCCTGGAATACATCAACTAAAATATTATCATTCATATTTCTTACAATAGCATAATTATTGTTATCTATATTAACTGTAAAAGTGTTTAAATCTTGCTGGTTATTGATTAAGTTTTCTAAAATTCTTTGTTTAGCAACTGCTGCAGCTTTTTGTTCAGCCATTGTTCCCTGAAAACCTTGGAAAGCATTTTGGGTAGCTTCTCCACTTTGTTGTCTTTGCCTTTCTATTTCCTCTTGCTGTTGCATTTGAGATATTTTATTATTAATTTGATTGCTTACTTCTTCAATTCTTCTTTGTTCTTGCTGATTAGCTTCTTGTTTAGCTTTTTGTTTCAATTCTTCTAATTGTCTAAGTGCTTTTGAAAGCTCGTTCATTTCATACCTTCTATTTTGAGCATTATTTTGACGATAATCACCTGTTGAAGATAAAATAGCACCTGTAGCAATAGCACCTAGTCCAGCATTAGCGACTAAAGAAGTAAATTCATCTGCATTAAATTGTTTTCCTTTTATTATTACATCAGAAATATAGTTTGTTGCTTCTGTACCCATTTCCTCGCCAGCTTCACTCAAACCACCTTTAGCACCTGATTTAAGCCAGTTTGCAAGACCCCATTCTATACCTTTTTGCATTTGGTCGCCAGCTATTTTATTAGTTCTCACAATATCATCTATCATAGGGAGTGTTACTAAACTTTCCCAAATCACTTCGGAAGTACCTTTTACACCTGCTGATAGTAACTCTTGTTGGTCTGATAGTTCAGGATCACCTTCTGTTTCTCTATATTCGCCACCAGCAGCTGATAATCCAATAACTGCTTTGGGTAGGGCTTGCGATAGTACATTAGAAGTACCTAACATACTACCTGCTGTGCTTGTAGCACCTAAACCCTGTGCTGCTGTACCTGCAAAACCGCCCATCATAGCAAGTAATATATTAGGAGCAGTCAGTGCTGTTACGCTAACTAGCTGCTTGCCAAAGTCCATAAATCTGCCTTCTTTTAGACTTTCTATCATATTATTACCCAACTGCTTACTTTCCATACTCTTGCTATCAAAAATGGTTTCTGCAGCTTGATTAGAAGCGTCAGAATAGCTGTCTAACCCTTCTTCTATAAGATTAAACCCTGGTATCTTAAAAGCGTCGCTGCTGTCAACTTTCATTTGTTCATTACCTGTTAATTCTGCAAAAGCATTTTGAGGTTGTGCTGCAGCTGAATAAACGAATTTACCCAGCCATCTAGCACCATTTGCTATATTACCAAATAATCTAGCTGATCCTCCTGCGAAATCTTTGGCAGTATCAGTAAATATGTTGCCGTCATTATACTGCGGCTGAGGTTGATTAACTGGCTGGCTGATATTTTGTTCTGTATTCATCTGCATATCAGGAAAAGGTATAGCTTTTACATTTATTTTATTGTTGTTTTCTTTTTCCATTCCAGGAAAAGGTATTGCTTTAGCCATTTAATCCACCCCATTATTACTTAGGTAATTAATCATTTCTTCTATAGTAATATTATTTGTATTCTCAAAATCACTTACGAATTGGACATTGTTTTTATTAGCCTGGAATTGTTCTAGTAATTGTTCTTCTGTCATATTAAAAGTATTTTTATAAGCGTCAACAATCGCTTGTTCTGTTAAATTTCCTGTTTCATCATCAATATAATTGTTATATTCTTCATTTAAACTTCCACCTGTTATGCCAGGAGGGGTATTAGGAGGTGAAGTTACTATATCAAATACACCATTCCAAAAACCACCGGTTTCTTCTTCTCCGCCGCCGCCACCGCCTTGTGGTTGTACGAAGGTATCGTGATATTGATATTGGTATCCCATTTCTTCATCGCCAATAGCCTGAACTAATTGGCCGTCTTTATTAACATAAGGAATAGTAGCGTCCCGCATTAAAAAGCCAGTATCAGGGTTTCTTCTTATTGGACCTTCTTCATCATAATTAATGATAGGCCATTGGCTTATATCCACACTACCTGCACCTGGTCCGCCGCCATTCATTGCTCTTATTAATGCGGCATAATCGCTTCCATATTTCAATGGTATTTGTCCTTCTACTCCAAAAGGAGCACCATTAATCATAGGACCATAATCTTGTCCTTGAGGCTGATTAAATTTCCTGTAGTTTAAAGCTGTATTTAAAATACCCATTAATTTATTAGCGTCATCAATTGGTACTTCACCGCCTGGAAGCCCTAATGCACCTAAATCTATTAGTCTTTCCTGTTCTGGCTGCGGTATAAAGTTTTCAGGACTACCAAAAGGACTATAAGGACTATTATTCCAAACTTCCTGTTCCTCGGGAGTTAACTGTTCATCAGCCATCACCATAGCTGCTAACTGTTCAGGATCTAACTGTGAATAGTCATAACCTTCTTCTGGCTGAGAAAATATTTCATTTTGTATATAGCTTGCTCTTTCATCAGGATTAACAAATTCTTCTGGTATATCAACATAATTCGACAAAAAGTCGCCATATTCTTGAGATACTAAATTTTGTGCAAATTCGTTACCATCAAAAGCAGCTTGTGTCCAGCGATCATTCAAAAATTTAGTTTTCATATCAGGTTGTTCCTGCATAAAAGCTGAAAGGAAAGGGTTGTTAGTTAAATCTTCTCCGTATGCTTCACTAGCACCAGCCATAATGTTACCAAACTCATTTTCGTCCCACGCCCCGCTGCTTAAAGCCTGTACTGCTGTGTTTAAAAACTGACCTTTGTTCATACCTAAATAAGTTGGATCTTCTTTACCAAAAAACATTTCAGTAGGAGTTGTACCTTCCTGTGTATCTACATATTGACCGTACTTATCTACAAATTCCTGCTGTGCTGCAGGAGTACCAATCTGTCTAGCTCGACTATAAGCCTGCATAGCAAAAGGATCTTGAAATACATCATAACTACCACTTTTTTTAGCAGCCCAATTTGATACCCTCTGCATACCACCTGCTTGATTAAACCCCTGCATAAAACCTGTTAAAAAATCACTACCTTTTCTAGCCATATGCTCACCTCCTTAGCCGAATAAAGCCTGTTTTGCCATTGATAAAGTCGCAGAATTATTCATAAAATTATTTCCTGTATTACTAAATAAACCTGTCAATTTTTGCTGACTTTGAAAATCATTCTGTCCTAAATCATTCCAATTATAATTGCCCCATCTGAAATTACTGTATTTATTGCTGTATTCATTATTCTTATTTTGAATATATTGATTATATTCTGGATTAGCAGCCTGTCTTTGATAAGTATTGTATTTCTGTCCTATACTCATAACGTCCCTTATAAAAGGATTAGGATTTTCTGCTATTTTATAGCTTTCTGTAATTGATTTAGAAGGTGCATTTTCTAAAATATTTTGTTTATCATTTGCATAATTTAAAGTTGGTGTGTTTGATGAATAACGATTACTACTTCCACTTTCCCCTTTATGACTAAAAACATTATTTGTACTTGTTGGTGTGTTTGATGAATAGCGATTACTGCTTCCACTTCTGTTGCTTTTACTATAACTGTTATTTGCAGTATCATTTCTACTATTACCACTATTATAATTTGTTCTGTCTATAGTCGAGCCTCCATAGCCAAAACCACTTCCTAAGCCCATAATACACCTCCTATCCTGTCAGCCAATTAGCAATCATATTTGAACCGCCTGGGCTGCCTAAAAATCCACCTGCCATTGTTCCTATTGTACTCCAAAACGGATCAGGTTGATTATACTGCTGCAATTCGTGAGTATATTGCTGATATGCTTCTGCATAATTACTATTTCTTAAATTTTGTGCATATCTTGATTTTTGTGTCTGATAGTCGTTTTCCATATCAGTCATAGCGTCCTGTTTTAAATAATCTCCAGGTGCTTGACCGTAAAAACCCTTAGATACCATATTCCTATTAATATCATTTATTACCTGTTCTCTGTTATCCTGGAAAGGTTGTCTTAAAGCGTCCTCTGCTTGTTTTAATGCTTCATCATAAGACATTTTTTGTGGTGCTTTAGGCTCGCTGCCACCGCCACTCAATGCACTACCCAACAACGCCCCTGATACTAATGCACCTAACATAATATCCCTCCTTTAAACGATCTCTAATGCCGTTATCCTTGCTTCTAAATCATCTATCTGCTGCTGTAAATTAGTTATATCAGTATTACTAGCAGATCCACTATGAGGATTATCTTTCAACTCATGAGTATCAGTATAATCTTTAGCTGCTGTTTCTGCCGAGTCTGCTTTTGCCTGTGCTGCAGCTGGAGTTTCAGCACCTATAGAAGAAGGAGTTACTGTATCATTACCTCCAGCTGAATGAGTTTCAGCGTGTGGTGCTGGTTTTTCTGAACTCTGTATAGTTTCCTGCAGCTGCATATCTGCTCTTTTATCTCTAGCTCTTGAAACCCGTCTTGCTTTAGGCATTGGTTACCTGACCTCCTCCAGTATTTGCCTCTGAATAGTAGAAGCCTATACCGTAAATTTCAGCTGGTGAATACTGCGTGTTCTCTATTTCAAGTTGAAAATTATTACCTGAATATAAAGTTTTAATTCTCTTAGTTATTGTTTCATTATCACTATTATCGCCATTAAGTATAAATTCGTCCTGTTTTGTATCATCTACATAAAGACTAACTTTTAATTCATGTATTTCTCCATAATTCTTAAAAATTATAAATATTTTATGGATATTTTTTCTTAAAAAAGGATTACCAAAATTATATTTAGCCGTTCTCATCTTAAATGGTATTATAGCAGCTGTTCCGTCTGGTCTTATATCTTCTGTACTATCATCAGTAAATTTAAAGATGAAGTTATCGCTAGCAGCGTACAGGTCGCCATTTTGAAGCTGACAAAAATCATTTACCTGTATTCCTGTGTATATTGAAAAGGCTGCTGTATCAAAATCAAAAGTTAAAATTTTATTGTTTATTCCATCTGCAGCGTCAGAATAAGCCATCATAAACCTACCGCTTTCTGAATGGAATACTGTTCTTATAGCTGGTTTGTTAGTGCAATTTTTAATTATACTGCTAACTCTATCCTTTGTGATATTTGCTATATAATTCTGATCTGCTTCATTTTCCATTGATATACCTATGATAGAAGGAAGTAATGCAAATATACCATCATCTGACACCATAGATAAACTGGCTGTAGTTAAAGCAAAAGCGTCTCCATTTATCGGGCCGTGTGCTGTAGGTAACTTTTCCCAGATAGCGTCTGCTGCAGGGTCTATCCCCCTCCATATCCAGCTACCGTGTCTATATCCTACTATAATAGCGTCCATTAATACTGATAACCCTAAAATAGGGCCTTCCGCTCTTGTAGGATAAACAACACTTGTGCCTTTAACAAAAGTGGGGTCTAAATATTCGCTGTAGTATAAAGCATTTATTTCCTGATAATTTCCTGCAAAAAATATTCTATTACTTTCAGAATGATAATGAGCAAATTGACAGTTTCTAATCGGTGCTAAATTATTTTCTGCGTCTGGATTAGGAGTTACCGCCTGTACCGTTGAGCCATCATATACATAGTATTCAGTACCAGGATCAATAAAGTATAACTTGTCCTGTAAGAAGAAATATGCTACTCTATCGGAATTTAAAGTTTGGATAGATGTATAACTACCATCACCTGCTAAATCACACAATTCTTTATTAATAATAGCCATTAAGTGAATGTTTCCGTCATTTCTAGGCCACTCAAACAGTTGTGTTACTCGTCCTGTATAAGCTGTGGTATTTACATTTTCTAATCCACCTCTTTTGCGGACACCACCTCTATTCATTACCTCTAAGTTTTCAGCTACAGTTAATTCTTCATTAGTTTTCATTATATCTGGAATATCAACATTTAATCCCATATTAAAGTCAGCGTCAGCAAATTGTTGAATAGTATTAGGCATGGCGGATCACCTGTACTTTAGCTGGCGATTTAGTAGAAATTAAACTGCTGGCTGCTCTTTGTACTTTCTCTGTGAATTTCTGATAATACTTTTCTGAAATCTGATCGTCTAAATCCTCATTTTCTCTTACCCACGCTAATACATAATATTTAATAGCATTATTATACATTCTGTGAATTTCCGATAAGTTATTTGATATATCTTCTAAATAATCGGGTATCTTTCTTCCAACTATCCTAAAAGTTCCTTTATCAAATATTCTTATAGTACCATTTCGATATTCCCAACCTTCATAAATATATTCTTCCTCATCTTCATGTTTAATTACTTTTTCTATTTGGGAATAATTATTTGGCAAGGCATACCATTGAGTTGTATCATTTATATTTAATGTTGCGGTTACATAAAGTAGGGATAAATCTGCTATTTCATCTAAACATTCATTAATCGCTTGCAGTATTAAATCATCACTAAAGCTTCTTCCTAACCTTTTCTCAATATAATTTTTGATATCGCTTCCAACCATTAATCCCACCCCAGATATATTAGATCTTTTTCATCCCAGAATAAATAGGGAATTTCATTATAATTCAAAAGAGTTTCGTTTAAATCAGCAGAGGATAAGGATTCGCCTTTGAAAACTCCATAAGTAGCGACTGTACTTAAAAAAACACCCGCTGCTATAGCTTCTCCTAAAAATGATCCATAAGTTACCCCACCGTGAAGTAATTTATCATAAAGTTTGCCGCTAAAATCAAAATCCCCATAAATAGAGCTCCCATAAAGATTGCTTTCGTAATTAAAACTTGGAGGGTTTATAGTTATAATTTTATTATCGCAAAGAATTTCTCCGTACAATTTATCTTCATATAAATTCATAACTTCAACCCCTTATTAACTGCTTAAAATTTCATTTTTTTCAGCTTCTGTAATCCATCCTTTTGTTACCGCGTTATCTAAACTAACTTCTGATATTATATTTTTATCATATAAGTTTTTTAAATATCTGGCTCTCCCGGATAACATGTTTGCCTCCTTAGTTAAGACTATCAATTATAAGCTGATCTACCATCTCTTTTAAATCAGCCAGGCCATAATCTTTTTTTGTTAAATCATAAACATTGGCTCTTCTTTCAAGTTCTAAAGCCTCATTTTCCCTTTTCGCTTTTGCCCAATCCCAATATAATTCAAAATTATCATGTATATGCTGCAAATCTATATTTTCTTTTTCAAACCACACTTCGTCAGCTTGAAAAATTTTCTCTGTTCCTTCTGGAATATTTAAATCAACCTGCTGAATATTTTTTCTGAGATAAACAATATTGCCTACCTTTTCAATTGGCTGCAGTTCTTGTTTTGAATTCACCAATTTTATTTCTCCTTTCGTATTCCTTGATTTTATTCTTTAAGGGAGATAAATATTTATTGGTTAAATTATAACAATTCCCCCATTTGAGCCAGCCTCTATAAGAATTTATGCTGCAATAATCACTAGAATTCAAATTATTTTTATTCCACAATTTTCTCATTTTACTCTTAAAATCTTTAGCTGTACTTTTTCTTAACAAAGTATAATCTCCAAAACTTCTATATCCCAAAAAATCTATCCCTCTAACATAAGTAGGAAAAACCTGCCAATTATCTTTTATCTTTAATTTTAATTCTTTATTAAGATATTTTTTTATTTTTAATCTCAGGTCATGTAATTTCTCTTTGCTGTTATCTAAAATTACTATGTCATCCATATACCTATAATAATTTTTGCATTTTAATTCTTCTTTACACCAATGGTCAAAATAAGCCAAATATAGATTGCCGGACCATTGAGATAAAAAGTTTCCTATTGGTATGCCGGTGTCCCCTTCGGTACTGTCTATAATTTCATCGAGTAGCCACAATAATTCTGGGTCTTTAAAAATTTTTCTGTATATCGATTTTAAAATATCATGTTTTATTGAAGGATAATATTTTTCGACATCCATTTTAAGACAATATTTTGCGCTTTCTTTATTTTCTATACCTTTATGCAGGCGTCTGAGGCCAAAATGTATTCCTCTGTTTGGAATAGCAGAATAGGTATCTAAAATCATTCTGTTTTTAAGTAACGGCTCTATAACTAACATTATAGCCCATTGAGCTATTCGATCAGGAAAATATGGCAGTTTATATACAGTTCTCTCTTTTCCTTTATCATTTATTGTTTTAATTGTATATTCCGAAGTGTTATAAGTTTTATTAACCAATCTATTTTGCAATTCTTTTAAATAATATTGTTCATATCCTTTCATTCCTTTTATTTCAGTATAATGCTTTTTACCTTTCTGAGCTTCTTTGTGAGCTTTCTTTAAAATTGGCATAGAGCATATGAATTTATACAAATTGCCATGTCTTTTAATTTTGAATTCTCCTTAAGCTTTGTGATGATAAAACCGAGTTTTCGAGAATTAACCTACTAGCACGGTTGTGGATAAACCGTTTATATTTTGCCAAGAGGCAGGGCAAATAAATTCTATTAATTTTCACACCTTTTTTAATATCACAAAGTGGTGAGTGGAAATATTACGATTAGAATTAGAAGTAACATTATTCAGATTCCAATAGCTAACTCCTGCTTGAAGAGTATTATTCCAATTGCTACCTAGTTGGGTTTTTATGAATTTATTTGCCCGTACAATCAAGTTCTAAAATTCTTTAACACAAAACAGGCGAGCGGAAATAATACGATTAGAAGTAGAAGCAACATCATACAGAACCCAATAGCCAACTCCCGCCTGAAGAGTACTACTCCAACGGCCACCCAGCAGGGCGATATTAACTTCACCTGTATCATGAGCATAAAAATAATCTGTTAAGTACGTGCTGCTGGTGCCGGTTGTACTAGAAGGAATAAACCCAAATCCCATGTCGTCTTCAATGTCATCTGCATAACCATCTGATGTTATAGGAGTAACAGCCACTCTCTGATAACCTGATCCTGTGTCATTAAAATTAGTAATGTCATCAGTATAATAATAACCATCATCTTTAATGACAAAACCATCAATAAACTTCCAGGTATTGCCCCAGGGATTTTCTATTCCTCTATAAGAAACAGGTATTAATCCATCATTTGGATCGCCGAAAGATTTATTGCCATGTGTATATCCTGTTATTTCACTTTCGTTTACAGTGCCGCTAGCTTTGTCAACTACACCTTTTCCAATCTCTTTTTGAGAATTGAAGTTTGCATATTCAATTAAATAAAGCAGTTGATATGCACCTGCGGATAACATATCTAATATCGTCCAACCTGGACCTCTAGCCTCCGCTTGGCTCCTGAATGTAGCTCTAGTTTGTTCAGTTGTTGGCTGCACACCAGCCACACTTTCGAGTACTCCGCCATTATTATGAGCTTCAAACGCGGCTATATAAATGTAATCATTTACTTTTCCATTTCGAATAAACGCCGGGAAAAGAGTAAAACCAGTTTTAGGATTTTCGGTGATAAACCACCTATAAATTTTATCTCCGCTTGTATCGGTTTCTTTTTCGAATTTATAATAAAACTTGGGGATCTCATCCATTACCTGCCCATTGCTTCCGTTCTCCGCATAATCAGGGTCTCCATAATAAGAATTAACAGTAATGTTATCAGCTAAATTACACCTTTTAATTTTATTCCAAGGAAAAATATCATCAAAATCAGAGTCTTTATATCCTGGTGTTCTAGCGTGTATGACTGATAAATCTTCTGCATCTTGTAACCTTCTGTAAGAGTCCTGAGTTTTATTCCATTCAATTCCATACACTTTTTCTCCAGGGTTTATTTTATTAACATTTAACAAATTAAAATTATTTAAATCAACGTCGCCTCTGGCTTTATAATTATTATAAATTTCATTAATATCATTAGCCTGGACAAAATCGCCAACGGTGTCATAAGTTATATATAGATCACCAGACTGATAAGAACTATTTATTAACCTTATATACCTATAAACATCAAAAGGAGCTTCATTAGATAAAAGGTCTATCTTAGTATCTAAAGCATAGTCAGAACCTTTTATTAATTCTGTGCCGGTTTTACCACTCCCGGTCCATATTTCAAAATTACCGGATTCTAATATAGTGTCATGGTCTAACTCAAAAATGCTCACCCCAACATCTTGTTTGTGCTCATCATTTATTAAAATTCCATTCAAATTTTTATTGTATAAATCAACGTTAGGCATCTGCAATCCTCCTTTCTTAATCTAAAGTTATCGTTACATCATTTTCTTTTAACCTATAGATGTCATCAATACTTGTTGTCTTTATAGTGTCGGCAGGCAACCAGAAAAGTATATTGCCACCTGTTGCGGAATCACACAAAATAGCAAATGCCACTTCCTTTTTGGGCATACCATTAAAATTAATTTCGCTATTATTTTTTGAAGTGCCTTTTCCGTTATCCTGAGAAGCTGGATTAAAACTTATAACCTTTCTACTGCCTGTATATCCTGTTATTTCATTGTTTAATACTCCGTTTTCTAAATCCAAATCTGTCGCTCCGCTGTCAACTAGTCCTACATAAAGTGTAGAAGGCGGAGTGTAAGTTTCTCCTCTTAATATATGATTTAATATTTTGTTTTCTAAATACGAAGTCATATTACCTGCCATTTGTATTCACCTTCTTATTTCTTATTGGATTTATCTTCGTCTTGTTTTTCTTCACCTTCGTAAACTTCTTCTTGAATTTTAGTGATCCGACTAAAAGGAGAAGGGTGTTTTACTTTCCATTCTAAAAATGAGATAACTTCTGTTTCTCTAGTTTCTAATTTGCCGTCAGGACCAAATTCTAAACGTCTTCCTCTTTTATTTTCTACTTTAGGATCTTTGCTTGTTACTGCTGTATCCATAACTAAGACTAAATTTCTAAAGCCGCAAGTTCCTTTTCCTACACTTGCAAATACTGCTGGTTTTTCTGCCATAGCTGGTCTAAATTTACCATTAGGTCCTCTTTTAGCCATTTGAATTTCCTCCTTGATATAATTAAAAGGGAGGAATTACCCTCCCTTATTCTATTGTATATTAGCCTGTAACACCAGTTAAAATACTGTGTGTTTTTTCCAGTCTTACTCTTAATCCAGCCATTGTTAGGTACTCATCTTTCCAGCCTAACTTGTCATTCTCCTGGATATTCTTTCTTAG